CCTTCAAATTTTTTTATAAGTGATAAACCTTCTTCTGATATGTGCATCTCATTCTCCCCATGTGCCGTCATCTCTGACTTTGGCTTTTTTTGTTCCTCCCCAATACTCAACCGCATGTCCTTCATTGATGAGTTTTTGACAAACATCTTCGCCATCTTCTGTATAAGGGATGCCCAAAATCCTTCCATATTTACCTTTACCAAGTGACTTGACCTTAAAAGTGCCTGTACATAATTCTATCAATCTTTCTTTTGCTTTTAGACCTAGAGCCTTTTCTGCAAGGTTTCTTGTTCTGCTCTCTGGTGTATCTATACCTGCGAGCCTGACACGTTGCTTGTGTAGCTTTACGTCAAATCCTAAGTCAAGTGTTACATCAACAGTATCGCCATCAACCACCCTTTCTAGGGATGCTTTATAGACAAAGGCATCAGGCGATTCTGACATTATTTGGATTCTGCGTTAGGTGTACTAGGTGCTTTGTCCTTCGCTTTTAAAATATTAAGAGCAAGGGCGTCTATAAACTTATAAGCCTTACCTATGATTGCATCATCTTTTGGCGTTGGAGTAGATGCTGCGATTGCAGAAGCTGCTGTCACTATCCAAGTAATCCAATTTATTATTTCCATAATCTCCATAATTTTCTCCTATATGGTATTACTTGTTTGATTCTACTTGATTAGCTTCTGCCTGATCAAGTTCTCTGTAGTATTTAATTATTGACAATATATCTCTTGTGTAGCGCGTTACCTCGCTCATAGTCATAGATAGGTTTTGATATTCTTGACTTGATAGCGTATAGAAAGCACGTTCTGGCGCATTACCTGTAGCTAAATTGTCTAAGTATTCTTGCATTGTTATTGGAGTCATTACCTCCCAATCTACCTCTGTAAGACTCATTGGGTATGGAAGCGGTGGATGGTATATAGGTGTGCGCTCTGCTATGGTTTTGACTTGTACAGGCTTTGCGGTCTGTAGCATGGAGCAACTAGCCAAAAATACTGCCAGACTAATTAGAACTAGATTTTTCATCAAACTGTTTAGGGTTGGTTAGTTTTTCTAAAGTTGTAAGAACTCTAAGAGATCCTTTATTTATTCTGTTTTGTAAGTCTATTGGGTCTGCAAGCGCTTCTTGATCTAGGTCTAGGTTTGCAAAAGTCTTTCTTAACTTGTTCACATCTTGCATAGCCTTTCTTCTTTCTTCTTCAAGTATGTTCAGTTGTTCTTCTTGTGCTTTCTGTTGTTGTAGATAGCGTTCTATAGAAGCGTTTTGTTCTTCTATTTGTGTTTCTAAGACTATTTGATTACCTTTAAGAGTGCTGATTTGATCTGCTTGATAGTCAATGTACCAAGCTGAACTGGCAATTGTTACGAGTAACAATCCTGCTAATACTACTGATAAATTTATGCCCATGTATACACCTGTAATGGTTCTTTTTTACCTTTTGCCTCTATAGGCTCTAACTTTTTTAAAGTATAGTCACTCTTTATAGCAGTATTGTAGCCAATGAGCAAATCTACTCCTGCATCTTTTGTACCGCTTTCTAGTCTTGCGCCTGTATTAACTGCATCGCCAATAGCTGTGTAATCAAACCTAGATTCACTGCCCATATTGCCAATGACCGCATAGCCTGTATTAATACCTATACCGATTGCTACTGGCTTGATGCCTTTTTCTACCAATTCATCATTTAATATTTCCATATTTTTTTGTATATCTTTTGCACAATCAATAGCTTTATTTTCATGATGCGCTAAATCTAAAGGGGCATTGAATATAGCCATCATTGCATCACCTATATATTTATCTACCATCCCGCCGTGAGCCTGAACCGCTTTTTGTTGTGCTGTCAGTGCCTTGTTCATTATATACGTCACCTCTTCTGGCTCTAGCGTCTCAGATAGCGCAGTGAATCCACGTACATCTGTGAACAGGAATGTCGCATACCGTTTTTCTCCTCCTAGTTTTAATTGATCTGGATTATTTTGCAGTTGTTTGACTTGTCTAGGGTCTAAGTAATGCTCAAATTGTTTCTTAATTTGCTGTCTTAACTTGTATTGCTCAACAAATTTAAGATAGTAAGAAACGCTAGCAATTATAAATTGTGATATTAATGTCCATGTAACGTCTACCAAGTAGCCGTTTTTTATCGTATAAACGCCAAAAACGAGTGTAGAAGCAAAAATTGACGTAAAACCAAGCAACCCTACAGTCATACTTAGTTTTTGCGTTAAAAGCCACGAAATTAAGACTAAGAGTATGAATATAGATGCTTCTATGGGAAGGTGCAGCTCTGGTATCTGTGGCGTATCTGGTATAAGAAGTGATTCTGTTATAGATGCTTGCAATTCATGTGGGTATAAAAGACCAACTGGCGTGGCAACCTGTGGCATGATACCGCCGCCGCTAGTGCCTACAATTACATAAGCATCAGCAGCTTTTTCTAGTTCGTCAAGACCTATAGTTGGTGTATCTACATAGCTTACCCACTTGCGTAACATACCGTCTACTCTTATAGGTGGTATTGATGGCACGGTAACTTCATTATCAATCATATTTATAATGTATGTGTCTTGTTGCACTAACTGTTTTAAGACTTCTATAGAAAATGCAGAAGCAAAACCATCATCTGTACGCAGAAGCAAAGGCACTTGTCTTACCAAACCATCTACATCAGTAGGTGCAGATGCTATGCCTTGTGCAGAGTATTTTTTTAAGAGATCTATATTTTCAACAACACCCCTTGCCATGAAGCCACCGCCTGTATCTTCACCCAATATTACCGTTCCTGTTGTTGGTGGATAACTGCCATTGTCATTTTCAAAAATAGACATAACAGTTGGTCCATAGTTTAAGGCTTCAGCAAAAGCAGCATCACCGCCCATTCTGTCAGGCTGCGGAAACGTAAGCACCCAACCCACACCAAGACTGCCTGCTTTCAAAAGGTCTATGTGTATCTCTGCTAATCTTTGTCTAGGTAGAGGCCATCCACCCTCATTTGCTATATCTTGCTCATCAATATCTAAAATTACAAAGTTTCCTGTAGGTTCTTTTTTGGGTAAAAAAGCATCAAATGTTTTTAGTTTGAGAATCTCTAGCGGTGTTGTTTGAAACAGTAAAGGTAAAAGCAAGACTGTGGTTATGATAATGCCTAAATATTTTTTCATTAGTTGCCCTGTGTTATTTTGATTGTATTGTCTGAACCACCGTTTACTTTGACTAAATTTTCTACACCGTTTTGTGTAAGCAGCAAAGTGTATGAACTAGAACCATCTAAATCTAATCTAAATGTATCTCCTACCGCCCTTCTAATACTAACTATTTGACCAGTTATTATGGTTGTTATTTGTGTGTCTTTATCTTGCCCTATCTCTGTGCCTAATATTCTTATACCTGTTGCAAGTTGATTTAACTTGTCCTCTTCTTCAGATACTGCAAGTGCATCTATAATGTTTAATAAGTCCTCAAGAAAGTTTACGTCTAAATAGTTTATATCTAACTCTGTAAAGGTAAGTTCTTCAGAGTTGTCTAAAAAATCTTCAGCTAAGAAATCAATATCTAGGTCTGCAAAATCTAGGTAGTCAGAGCTTCCTTGTTGTGTTTCTTCAGAAATAATATTTTCTCTTTCTTTAGGAGGATTAACAATCAGCATATTGTCAATAAGGTCTAAAGTTATATCTAAAGTAACAGGTTTAGATGGCGCTGAAGTATAAGTAGTAGCTGTTGTAGCTTGATAAGGTTGGTTTAGTATAACTTGACCTGCTGCTGTCTCTACAGCTATTTCTCCGCTAGCGTTTCCGTATTGATCTGGCAATAGGATTACTAATGATGCTCCTGTTTCTGGTGTTGTAGTTATTGTGAAGTCTGTACCTCTCACAAAGACGTCAGCACTTGGTGTCTGTATCTTGATGGCTTTTTTGTTGTTAAATTTGCCTGTAACAAAACGTGCAGTGCCACTAGCAAACCGTAAAGCCATCTCTGACTTTTTGGGGTTTGGATCATATATGTATGAGTTAATAACCAATTTGCTATGGTCCATTACTCTTACAACGGTATCATCTTCAAACCTTATAGCAACTCTGCCTGCTTCAGTTTTTACGTTATCAAGCTGCTGTATAGGAAAAGCCAACTCAGCACCATAGGCTTTGTCTCTGTAGACCTGTGCGTTGCCTTTTAGTTCACTTATGTTTCCAATACTAACAAGAGGTGCTTCCGCCCTGATCGTTTTGGATAACACAAACTGAGCTAGTAGAAGAGCCAGTGCTAATAATCTTGAGCCAGTCATTGTCTAATGTACTTTGTTGTTGGATGTTAAAAGTTCTATTACTGCCTGTGTGGTCTAACCAAAAGTAGCCACCTGCGTAACCATCACCATCATATGTGACAGTATTATCAGAACCGTCAATATCCATATAATTAGTAGCACCATCTATGTCTATAGCAGATGTAATACTGTTACTTGAACCGTTAATAATCCAATCAAGATCAAGAGTACCTGCCAAAGCAACGGTAGCGTGATTCAAAGTAAAGGTATTGCTGTTGCCTGTTACGTCAACATTTACATTAGATGAGTCAGCACCGTAGGTGTTTGTCTTATCTGTGTTCATGTTAAAGGTGTTGCTGTTACCGT